ATCGTGCTCACCCTCGAAGGCGGCGACAGCGATCACCCGCACGATCGTGGCGGCAAGACCCGCTACGGCATCAGTCAGCGTGCCTATCCCGAGCTGGACATCAAGGCGTTGACGCTCGCCGATGCGGCGGCCATTTACCAGCGCGATTACTGGTTGCCGGCGGCCTGTCCGCAGCTGCCGCACCGGCTTGGCATTGCGGTATTCGATAGCGCGGTCAATCAAGGCGTGTTTCGCGCCGTGCGCTTGCTGCAAGAAGCGATAGGCGTGCCGGCCGATGGCCTGTTCGGGCCGCGCTCGCTCAGTGCCTTGAATCGGCGCCTGCGCACCGAAGCGGATGAACGCGAGCTGCTGGTGCAGTTTCTTGGCTTGCGCGCCCGTCACTATCACGAATTGGTTTTTTCCACACCGGCGCAAGCGGTTTTTTTCCCTGGCTGGTTGCGCCGGCTTTTTCTGTTGCAGGCGTGGCTGTGCGAGCGCATCACGCCGCCGCTACCACAGGAGCTCAGTCCATGAGGAAACTCGCGGAATTGTTTCGTGATGCCGGTACCGGTTTGCTGAGTCACACCAAGCTGTGGGCCAATGTCGGCTACCTGGTGATGGTGGTCGCCTTTTTGCGGCAGGTCTGGGTGCATGAACTCACGGTCGATTTGTTGATGTGGTTCGGCGCGATCTTCACCGGCTCGGCCATGGCCTCGAAATTTCTCAGCTTGAAATACGGCCGCAGTGAACCGACCGCAGGCGACGTCATCAAGGCCGGAGGCAATGACTGATGTTACCGCTCTGGTCGCAACTGAAACCGATCCTGCTGTTGACCGTTGCCGTGACCTTGTACGGGGTCGGCTTCGGACTCGGTGCCAAACAAGCAAACCAACAGGCCGCTCTGCGTTGGCTGAAAGCCGAAAACCAGTGGCAACAGCAGCTGCTGAAAGCCGAGCAACAAAATCGGGTGCTGGTGGCCGCGTTCAAGCAGGCAAAAGCCCGCACCCAAATCGAGTACCGCACGCTGAAGGAGCAAGTGCCTCATGTGGTCAAAGAATTTGTCGCGGTCGATGGCGGCCGTTGCCGTTTTGATGCTGGCTTTGTCGGCCTGTGGAACCACGCCCTCTTTACCGGCTTGCCCGCAGCCGCCGATGGAGCTGCTGATGCCGCCGCCGTCACCGCTGCGGCTGATCCCGCCACCGCCGCCTATCCCGACGACCTCCTTGCCAACCACATCGACAACGCCGAGCGCTGCGTCATGGTCCGGCAGCAACTGGCTGCCTTGATCCAATGGCACCAGCAACGCGAGCCAATGTGAATGGATGCGGTTGATCGGGCCCAGGACTGGGAACAGCGCCAGCTGACCGAGGCACTGGTCGCACACGGTCAGCGCTACGCGTCGGCGCCGCTGTGCGACAGCGAAGGTGGCAGGCGTTGCCTGGATTGCGGCGACCTCATCGATCAGGACCGTCTCCAGGCGGTGCCGCTCGCGGCCCGTTGTACCGAGTGTCAGAGTTACTGGGAGCGCGCGCGTGCTTGAGCACATTCTTAAATGGTTGCCGATGATGAGCCTGCTGGTGCAGGCCTTGTTCGCCTGGATGCTGTGGTCGGCCGACAAGCGCTATGTCCGCCGGGAGGAACACCATCAGCTCATTGCCCGACTCGGCGCTATCGAAATTCAAATCGCCCACTTGCCGTCAGCGCAGCGGCTCAACGAGCTGCTGCTGGAGCTGGAGCGGCTGCGCGGCGAACTGCGCGCCACCAATGCCGGGCTCGAAGGCTTTGAAGAAACGGTTAAGGGCGTTAAACACCAATTGAATCTGCTGCTCGAAAACGAGCTGAGGGGCTGACATGCGCGAACTGATGGTCGCCGACCAGCGCCTGGTGCTGCTGCGGGCGCTGGCCGAAATGCCGGGTTACGAAGCCAACGAATCCATTCTGCATGCCTTGCTGCAGGATTTTGGTCATCAAGTGAGCCGAGATCAGGTGCGTACCCATCTGGCCTGGCTGGACGAGACCGGTCTGATCACGCTGCGCATCGTGACGAGCGTGCAAATTGCCCGCCTGACCGAGCGTGGCTTTGATGTCGGCAGTGGCCGCGCCGCCGTGCCGGGCGTCAAACGCCCCAGCCCGAGATGAACATGACCATCGCCGCGAGGGGAGAAGAAACCATGCCGTTTCGAGACTGCGTCAATCAAGCAATGATTCGAGCGCTCAATGACCTGAGCCGGCGTGACACCGTGCTGTTCACGGCTGGCTCAAAGCAGGCTCAGGCGCTGCACGCCGACTCAGGTAACCGCGCGAATCGATTCGGCAACGTTCGCCAATCCATTCCCTCGCCGAGATGAGCATGACCAGCAAACCGGATCGGCGCGGTCGTGGCCAGGTGTCGCGCATCGACAAGCTCGATGCCGACATCAAGCTGCTGCTCGACAAATTGCTGCGCGACAAGCAGTACACGCAAGTCGAGATCCGCGAGCGCGTCAACGCCCAGTTGACCACGCGTGGCGACGAACCGTTGTCGGCGGCCGGGTTGTCGCGCTATGCCACCCGGATGGAAAGTTTCGGCGCCCGCATCCGCGAGGCGCGCGAAGTGTCCGAGGCGTGGATCGCCACGCTCGGCAGCGAACCGTCCGGCGAGGTCGGCCAGTTGTTGATCGAGATGGTGCGCACGCTGGCCTTCGATCTGACCTTGAAGCTTGCCAACGGCAGCGAGGACGTCGAGCCGAAATTCATCAAGGAAATTGCCATCGGCCTGGAGCGGCTGGAAAAAGCCGCCAGCGAAAGCGTGCGCCGCGAGCAACAGATCCGTCAGGTCGTTGCGCAGGAAGCCGCCGCCAAAGTTGAAGAAGTGGCGCGCAAGGGCGGGCTGTCGGCCGAGACGATACAAACGCTGCGCAAAGAAATGCTGGGGATCGCCGGATGATCGCGCGGCGCCATGACGGGGCACCTCGCGGCTGGCGGCGGTTGCCATGACCGCCGTTGTCTCCGCCACGACAAGCGCCGCTAGCCACGAGGCGCCAACGGTGCTGCTGCCCTATCAGCAGCGCTGGCTCGCCGATACCTCGCCGCTCAAAATCATCGAGAAATCGCGCCGCACCGGTCTGACCTGGGCCGAGGCCTCCGATGACGTGTTGATCGCCGCGGCGGCCAAAACGGCCGGCGGCCAGAACGTGTATTACATCGCCTACAACCAGGACATGACCATCGAGTACGTCCAGGCCTGCGCACTGTGGGCGCGGGCCTTCAACTATGCCGCCGCCGAAGTCGAGGAAGGGCTCTGGGACAGCGACGACGACGACAAGCACATCAAGACCTACACCATCCGCTTTCCGGATTCCGGCCACCGCATCGTGGCGCTGACCTCGCGGCCGTCGAACTTGCGCGGTCGCCAGGGCGTTGTCGTCATCGACGAAGCGGCCTTCCACGATCAACTCGGCGAGTTGCTGAAAGCCGCGCTGGCCCTGCTGATCTGGGGCGGCAGCGTGCGCATCATCAGCACCCACAACGGCGAGCAGAATGCGTTCAACGAACTGGTGCAGGAGATCCGCGCCGGCAAACGCAAAGGCTCGGTGCAACGCATCACCTTTCGGGAGGCAGTCGCTGACGGCTTGTTCCGCCGGGTCTGCCTGCGTACTGGCAAGCCCTGGACTGCCGACGCCGAAGCCGACTGGGTTGCGGGCGTTTACGAGTTTTACGGCGACGGTGCCAAGGAAGAACTTGACTGCGTGCCCTCGCAAGGCGGTGGCGCGGTACTGACCCGTGCGCTGATCGAAGCGCGCATGGTTGAGCGACCGGTGCTGCGTTGGCAACCACCAGAGGGCTTTACATTCTGGCCCACGGCGCTGCGCGAAGCCGAAACGCTGGACTGGTGTGAGCGGCATTTACGGCCGCTTTTACTCGCGCTCAATCCGAACGAACGCCATGCCTTCGGCGAAGATTTCGGCCGCTCCGGCGATCTGACCGTTGTCGCACCCTATGCCATCACCAGCAGCTTGCAGCGGGTGGTGCCGTTCCTGGTCGAGCTGCGCAATACCCCGTTCGAGCAGCAGCGCCAAATCCTGTTCTACCTGGTGGACCGGCTGCCGCGTTTCTTCCATGGCTGTCTCGATGCGCGCGGCAATGGCCAGTACCTCGCCGAAGTGGCCGCGCAAAAATACGGGAGCTTGCGCATCAGCCAGGTGATGCTGTCCGATGCCTGGTATCGCGAACAGATGCCGGCGTTCAAAGCGGCATTTGAAGACGACACGATCAGCCTGCCGCGCGATGCCGACATCGCTGACGATCTGCGGCAACTGAAAACCCTTAACGGCGTCATCAAACTTGGCAGCGAGCGTACTGCCGGCAGCAGCGGCCAGCGCCACGGCGACGCCGCGATTGCGCTGGCGCTGGGTTACACCGCCACCCGGCAGACGCCGACCGAAATCGACTGGACGCCGGCGCCGCGTCGGCGCGATGACAGCAACGACAACGACGACAGGCCAGTACGGAGTGCAGGCGCATGGTAAGCAAACAACCGACCCTGCTCGATCAGCACGGTAACCCGATCAGCCGCGAGGTGCTGCATGAGCCGCAGACGGCGCGCGTCGCCCATCTGCATCAGGAATTCGCCGGCCATCCGAGCCGGGGCCTTAACCCGAGCAAACTGGCCGCGCTGCTCGATGAAGCCGAACAGGGCCAGCTGCAAAGCCAGAGCGAACTGTTCGAGGACATGGAAGAAAAAGACGCGCACATTCTGGCCGAGATGACCAAGCGCAAACTGGCGCTGGTGGGTCTGGATTGGGACATCGTGCCGCCGCGCAATGCCAGCGCCGCCGAACAGCGCGCTGCCGCCTGGTTGCACGACGTGATCCAGGACGTGAGCGATTTTGAGGATGTGCTGCTGACGCTCGCCGACGGCATTGGCAAAGGCTATGCCTGCGCCGAAATCGAATGGGTGCGGCTCGGCGCCGAGTGGTTGCCAAAACAGATCCACTACCGGCCGCCGGGCTGGTTCATGACGCTGCCGACGGCGCGCGACACGCTGCTGCTGCGCACCGCCAGCGGCCAGGGCGAAGCGCTGCGGCCGTTCCAATGGCTGACCCATCTGCACAAAGCCAAGAGCGGTTATGTCGCGCGCGGTGGCCTGCTGCGGGTGCTCGCCTGGCCATACTTGTTCAAGAATTACAGCGTCCGCGACTTTGCCGAATTTCTGGAAATTTACGGGCTGCCGCTGCGGCTTGGCAAATACCCGGCCGGCGCCACTGACAAAGAAAAATCGACCCTGCTGCAGGCGGTGGTCAACATCGGCCACAACGCCGCCGGCATCATCCCCGAAGGCATGGCGCTGGAGATCACCGAAGCCGCAAAAGGTGCCCACGACCCGTTTATGGCGATGGTCGAATGGGCGGAACGCTCGCAGTCGAAAGCGATTCTCGGCGGCACGCTGACCTCGCAAGCCGATGGCAAGAGCAGCACCAACGCGCTTGGCCAGGTGCACAACGAGGTGCGCAAGGATTTGCTGAAAGCCGATGCCCGCCAGCTCGCTGCGACGTTGACCCGCGATCTGCTGTACCCGCTGTGCGCGCTCAATATCGGCGGCGTCACCGATCTGCGCCGCTGCCCGCGTTTTGTCTTCGACACCGGCGAGGCGGACGACATCACGGCCTATGCCGAGGCGTTGCCCAAGCTGGTCGGCGTCGGCATGCGCATTCCGCAAGCCTACGCGCACGAGCGTCTGCGCATTCCGCAGCCACAAGACGGCGAACCGGTGTTGGCACTGGCAGAGTCTGCCGCGCAGCCTTCGGATAACGCTGTCCGCCTGAAGGTGAACCTGCCCACAACGGTCATCACCACCGATGCCGCCGAAAAGCTCACCGCGCAACTGGCCGAACTCAGTGCGCCGCTGCTCGATGCCCTGCTCGATCCCGTGCGCGCCTTGGTAAACGAAGCCGAGAGCATGGACGCGCTACGCGACGGGCTAATCGGCCTGCTCGGTCAGCTTGATGCGCAGCAACTGGCGCAGCAGATGCAACTAGCGTTTGCGGCGGCGGAACTGGCCGGGCGGTTTGAAATGAACACGGGGAACTGAACGGTGCGCCCTCGGCTGTCGCGCTGGCGGCGATGGTGGTGCGCGGTGGGGTTTGGTCACTCGCATCAGCCGGACGCTCACCGCGCGGACTGGTGCCGCTACTGCGGCGAAACGCTACTGGGTGGTGACTGATGCCGGCCCAATACGGCTCGTTGCCGTTTCAGGAAAGCATCGACTTCTTTCGCGGCAAGTTGAATTTGCCAACCCGCGCCTGGAACGACATCTGGGAGGACATGCATGCGCGTGCTTTCGTCGTGGCCGGCGCCATGCAGCAAGAGCTGCTGGTGGATTTGCGCGCGGCAGTGGACAAGGCCATCGTCGAAGGCACGACCCTGCAGCAATTCCGCAAGGACTTCGACAGTATCGTCAAGAAGCGTGGCTGGTCGTTCAAGGGCGATCCGGGCTGGCGGGCGCGGGTGATCTACGACACCAACGTGCGCCAGTCCTACAATGCCGGCCGTTGGAAACAGATTCAGGAAGCCAAGGCCACGCGGCCCTACCTGCTCTACCGGCATGGCGACAGTGCGTACCCGCGTCCGCATCACCTGGCCTGGAACGGCACCGTGCTGCCGGTCGGTCACCCGTGGTGGAAAACCCATTACCCGCAGAACGGCTGGGGTTGCAAATGCAAGGTGTTCGCGCTGTCCGAACGGGATCTGCGACGGCTGAACTTGAAAGTGGCCAGCGCCGCGCCGGGCGGCGGCAGCTACGACTGGGTCAACAAGAAGACCGGCGAAGTCATGAAGATCCCGGTCGGCATCGATCCGGGCTTTGGCTACAACGTCGGCGAGGCGGCCTGGGGTCGGACGCTGTCAGCCGACGCCATGAATGCCTGGTCGGCGTCGAGCGACAAATGGACCCGACTGACGCCGGGCAACTGGCAGACCAGCGGGCGGCCGGAGCACTTGCCCGCCGTTGCCGCACCGATACCGCTTGGCGCTCGGCTCTACAGCCGCGACGAGGTCATTACGACGTTACGCCGACAACTGGGTGGCGACGAAAAAACCTTTGCGATGGCCGGCCTGCCGGTGCAGGTCAATGCCGAGGTGTTGGGTAGTCACCTCGATCCAAACCGGGCGGTGTTTCTGCCCCTGTTGGACGATGCCTTGACCAATCCCACCGAAATCTGGCTGGCATTTGAACGGCACAGCGCTTCTGGAC